TCTAGGTTGATGGATGGAGTATCAGGATGACCTAATTCTCCAAAGGCACGATTTTTGTTAATGTATTCTTCAGTATATCTTTCAACCTCTTTACGCATGGTTTCTTTAAGATATACACGGCCGTTTCTGTTCTTTTTCTCACATTGGAGAAAAGGACCTTGAATATAAAGTTGTTTCTTACCGTCTTTTTCTTCGGTAATGAAGTCAACCTTGTCGAATACTTCTTTAATGAGTTTCATAGTTTTCTCTTATTATGGTTTTATAGTATATGGTGGATAGTTAAATGCCGCTGGATCTCTATCTTGACCACGACTATATTCATAGTTATCTTTACGTAATTCAATAACAATATTATAAATTGAATTAGCTGCGCTACCCATACCGAATGTTTGAATACCAATGTGACCATTTGCATTTGCTGTGCCACGAGCCGAATTAGGAATTGTAACCATATTACCATTATCATTATACACACCAGAACCGTTACCAAAACCGAGAATCGTTTGATTAGTATCAGCAGTCCAATATAAACGAACATGACCTGTACCTGAAGCTGCACAGTTATACCAAACTTTACTTACAGACAAACCATAATAGTTATTTGCGCCTGTGTTTGATGTTGAAGATAAAAGATTTGCTTTTGAACTATCTAAAGCACCAAAAAGTGAATTAGCTGCAATTCGTCTTGTATTAGATTCGTCACCAGATGATCCGTCAAAAAAACCTGTAAGTTTAATTACCGAATGTGTATTGGTGTCCTTCATTACTTGATATGTAAATTGATTTGGCATTTTTTATCCTCTATTTTGTATGCTTCCAGGCAAAGTCTACAACCTTCATAAAATGTTGTTTACTCTTATGTGCCATGTCTTTAACTTTCTCTTTATTATCATCGTTTAAAGCACCGTGAACTTTAAGAACTGCATGAGCAGTTTGTCGGTCTACTTTAATAGATGAACCATCTTTAAAACTAATTCTTTTACCTGTACCAGAAGTGACAATATCATTTAAATGATTCATCACATCTTCTTTAACCATTGACATATTTGGTGAAAGGTGTATACTTTCATCGTCATATGGTATTGTTACATATTTCTTTAACTTATCTACATAATATAAAGCAACTCGTTGGCCATTAGGAAACTGTCTAATAGACTTCCTACGCATGACCAATATCGCAGGAGGATCTTGTGGCCTAGATTTAGATTTTATTTCATCTAACTGTTCAATCTCTTCTGCAACGGTGTTTGTAACTTCTAAGTAGTTACTTAATTTCATTATTTTGCAATTGCCTTTTGTGCACCCACTCGACCCATATTATATGCTTGGCCAACAGCAGCTGGTGTTTGGCGAACAGCACCAACAGTTTTAGAAACACCACCTAAAGCTTTGCCAGCTAATGAACCGACTGCATTACCAGCATCACCAATTTCATCAGCAGCTTTATTTAAAAAGTTGCCCACTTTTTTAGTAACACCTTCTTCAATATCATCATCTTCTTTATGCATACGTTTTTCGTGGCCTTTTACTTCTTTTTTGGCAACGTCTTTGCACATTTTTTCATCTTCTTTTTCGTCTTCGTGACCTTCTTCTTTTTCTGCTTCGTCAAGAATGTCTGAAGCGTCAGCATCAAGTTCTGTTTCTTCTGTAGCGAGTGGCATACCACCAGCTAATGTAGCACCAACTTCTTGTTTTTTAGCTTCGATAGCTGCTGTTACACGGTCATAAAGAGCTGAATACATTGCTTCACGAACTCCTACTGCGTCTCCGTCAGATGCGTAATCGATAATTTGTCTTGGGTCTGTCATTTTATTAATCTCCAATTGATTATTAAGTTATTTATATTACTTTGGTAAGTCTAGAAATTTTATTTTCTTCTTTAAGATTTAAATCTCCACCGCCAGTATCCTGTGGTTGTCCAGGTGGGGTTTCAGGTATCGCTGTCATGGTAGGTGATTGTGCAGCTTTACCACTTCCTTCAATCTCTACACCAACATATGGCATATCAGCAGGCATAGGAATACCATCTTTACGTTCTTTTTTAATTTCATTATCAATTTGTCGAATATCATCATCATTGAATCTTAATACGTTACGGCGGATCCAATCCATTGAATAGTAACGACCAGTGTAAGCATCAATTGATGATAATAAAGTTAATCTTTCTCTTAATAATTCTGCCTCTTTAAGTTCAGCAAAGTTATTGTCTTTAAGAAAATCATAATAAATTGATTCTTTAAAATCTGTCCATTCTTCATCGGTACAAATACCCTTTAGAACGCATTGAACTCTTAAAGCATGGTCAAACAATTCAGTAAACTTGTTTCTTAACTTAGATACAAATTTAGAAAACTTTAATTCATCTCTAGTAATTTCTGTGGCACGACCAATAGAAAAAGCAGTGCTTTGTTCTAGTCTTGAGATAGGAACGTTTAGACATTTGTAAAGTTTCTTCTCAAAGTATTTTACATCTTCTAACTCACCAAGGTTTTGACCACCTGGTAATGTTTGAATTTCTGTACCTTTACCACCTTCTCTACGTGGTAACCAAAAGTCTTCCATCATTGATAGGAACTTACGGTCATCACGAACTTCACCTGTGTTAGCATCATAGACAAGTTTGTTTTTATACTTGACCATAATGTCACGGAGATATTGTTCCGCCTTCATCTTAGGTAGATTACCTACATCGATGTAGAATATACGTCTCTCTGGTGCTCTAGAAATACGGTAAATAACCACAGCATCTTCAATCATTCTTAATTGATTGAGGGGTTTAATAGCTTTATGTAAGTATGAAAGAACTGATGCTCTACGTGAGTCCATCAATCCAGAATTAACGTTGATGATTGCATCTTTAGCAATTCTAGCACCAACTGGTCCATAATTACTTTGTGAACCATTAATAGATTTGTCATTAAAGATGTAGTATTCATTAACTACATTCATTAATTCAACACCACTTCGTGGGTCTTTTTCTTTTTTGACTTCACGAATTTTACGAATCTTTCGTGGGTCAATATATCTTAATTCTTTAATACCTGATATTGGATTATCTTTATCTATCATAATTTGATAAAATAAACGACCATCAATATAGTATCGTTTAAATATGTCTTGTGACATATTATTATAATTGAGAAGTTTTAAAATAGTATTAAACTCATTCTCAATTGCTTTTTTAATTTTATCTGATTGTTCTAGTTTATCTAAAACAATTTTAGTAGAAGTTCCATCATCATCTTGAACGATGGCTTCATTAATTATGTCTTCAATAGCCGATTCAACTTCAGGTTGCATGGCCATTTCACGATAACGACCAATAAGTTCTACCTCATTTTTTGCAGTACCGTCTAAATCAACATATGTGCCGTAGTATGCGGCTTGGGAAATAGTAAGAGCACCGTCATCATTAGGTGGCGGCACAAAAGATTGTTGAGAAGCTTTGTTTTCATCGTCTTCTTGACGTGAAATTTGAAAACCAAAAAGTGAAAATGCCAAAATTATACTCCTTCAAGTGTCAAAATGTATAAAGGGGAAAAGCCGAGACCTTCCCCTAATACGTAATATAACATAATATTAACTAGTAGTATCTGATTCCCAATATTGATAAGCTAGTGTAACACTAAACTCTTCAATACTATCATTTGTTCCCCAATCAAGTTCGATTGGTGATACATCTGTTGGGAATAAACCTACAAAGTTATAAGTTTTTAATGGTAAACCTGTTTTACTAAATTGTGTAACTTTAGCATCAGATGTGTATAACAACTGATTAAATGCAGCTGGATTTCTGATGTTGAGTGAATGGCTATTTAAAGCATCCATCCATGTTTCAAATGCATTACGCACATTGAAATCTTCATCGTTAATAATTGTAATAGACCAATCTGGGAAGGATCTATTACCTGCAAATTTAAGTTCACGACCAAAGTAAAATAAAGGTGCTGTTCCAACTGTTGAACCTGGCAACTGTGCTGTCTTAGCAAGAAAAGAAAGTCTTTGTCCTGCTACTGGTGAGTTAGCAATTGCTGGGAAGGTCAACGAAACCTGGAACAGATTTGGACGAGCACCATCTCCTAAGAGGTTTGCTCTAAATTCTGTTACATTAAATGCCATGTTTTTTCTCCTATTATTCTATTTATTAGAATTTCCCAACGATTTCACTAAATTCAACACCTGTTCTTACAGCGATGAAGTTCAACTGAATAAAGTTGATTGAACGTGCTGGTTTGATATAGATGTCACCAATAAACTGATTAGAATCAATAACTTGTGGAGTATTATTTGTTGTATCACAAACAACTCTATAGTCATAGATACCACGGCGACCTTTAACATCTCTCAAGAATGGTTCTACTAGTGAAACAAAAGCAGCACGAGTAAATTCATCATTGAATTCGAAGAGAGAGTATTTAGCAGCAACCGCAATTGCTTTTTCAAGCACAATAAACAATCTACGAACATTGATACGATCAAATGCAGATGGTTTAGCTTGAAGTGTTTTGTCACCAAATAGGACTACACCTTGACCAGGGAAAGCTACAACTGGATTAATACCAGCTGGATAGATTGTATCTCTATCAGTCTTTGTTGGATTCCATGCTAATTTAACAACGTTTTTGATAATACCACGATTGAAACCAGCAGGTGACCACCATGGATCTCTTACGTTATCTGTGTAGACACATAGACCAGCAGTATCACCATTGAGTGGCACATAACGATAAACGTTATTGTATTTGTCAAATTGATATTTCCAACCAGAATCCATAAATGCATATGAACTATTGATTGTTAAGGTGCTGTTTCTATAAGTTACAAGTTCATCAGCAATATCTGTATTGTCAACTACAAGAGCTCTAGTTGGTGATAAGAACGCTACTGAATCTTTACGGGTTGTGGCAATATCAGCAATATAATTTTGTAGAGCTGCTGAAACTTCAGAAGCATTACCACCAAGAAGGAGTGAAACATCTACTTCTTCAGCACTAGCAAATAAATCCCAACCAGTTGTATATTCATTAGCAATAGATGCTCCTGTGCTACCATCAAGACCACCTGATAGTGTATCTAATTTATTAGGTGTGGTTGTACCAAAATTTCTACCTACAGCAGTTAAACCCCAACCATTCCACCAATGTGCAGCTATGTAGATGTATTGTGAATTATTAAAGATTTTAGTTACATAATAGTTCGGAGAACCATCATCATTTTTAGCATCAGATGCCTTAGATACATGAGCGAAAGTTTCTAAAACTGTACCAACTTCACCTGAAATTTGACCAGTTCTATCGATAACTGCAACATGTAATTCGTCATTTGAACCACCAACTGAAGCGGCGTAGATTGAAGTGTTTGGAGCATTATCAAAATATGTATCAAGATTTATAACTTGACCATTTGCATTTGTATATGTCCAAGTAGAAAAACCTGCTGTGTTAGCACAAGCAACAACATCTAAGGCGTTACCTAACGCACCTGGATATCTTGCGTAGAACGCACCAAAAGCAGTGGATGTATTTGCTGTCCAGTTATTTTCATAATCATCTTCGTTTTGAATTAAAACACCAGTACCTACTGATGTTGCGTTATTTGCTGAAGAACCTAAAACTTCATCAACAACACGAACAACTCGAAGATTATTACCATATGCTAAAAAGTTAGCAGCTGTTAAGAATGATACGTGTGTATTACTATTTGGTTTTCCAAAACGATTTGCGAGTGTTATTTCGCTATCAACGAGAATTCTTTTGTTTACTGGACCCCAAACGAATTCACCAACAATGGCACCGGCTGTAGTTGAAACTGAAGGTATGACCGTGGTTAAGTCAATTTCAGAAACATTTACGCCTGGAGATAATTGAAACCCCATTTTTTTCTCCTTATAATTTTATAATATGTGGGAATATAGACTTTGCTATACATGTATTTATGAATCGCAACTTTTATAAACCCTTAGTTATATCTTTGAAATAATCAGCATACGGATCACCTGGTCCGCTTACCCAAACATCACCATCTTCTACCACAAAAGGCACATCTAAACCATCATTTAGTTCACCAACTGGTAATATTTCTTCATCTACCTGTGAAAAATGCTGTAATTGTAATTGTTTTCGTATGTCATGTGATACTATATCTTTAAAATATTTTTGTGTGGTCATCCAAGCAAATAGAACAAGTGTCATAACAAGATCGTCATTAGCACCTTCTTCTGCTTCATATGAACTTCTACCAGCTACAAACGTTGAAAGTTCAGATATTGTATCAAAATCTTCAATTAATAACTTGTCGGACTCTATTAATGTTTTTAAATTAGAACATCCGGCACGTTTGACAAGAGGTGTCATACGAACACCTAATTGCACTCCTCTACCAAAACCAGCTGAAATCTGCTGAGCTTTTTTATTACCCGTCATAATTTTCACTAAGTTTTCATACTCTAGGTCAGAATGTAGAATTTCTGCTACCTGTGGATTATTATTTATCTCAACCAAAATGTATGCGTTATTGTAATATCTAGCTGCATTATGAATAATAGTTGGGAAAAGTATAGGTGAAATAGATGCACTTTTATACTTGGCTACAAATTTATATGGTGTGGTTGATACATCTATAACAGTAAATGCTGAAGAATCTAGTTGCTTACCTTCAGCCACGTCTACACAGATAGCATACAGGTGATCTTTAACAGAACCATCTTCATTTTCTTTGATTGGATGTTCATAGATATCCATATCTTGGTGTTTACCTAATGCGGAAGTATACCTCATAGACTGTAATTTAGGACCTGAGATAAGTGTATTAGATGAACCTAAGAACTCAGTTTCGAACTCTTGTCTAAATTGATCTTCACTGGTGTTTCTAATTGTTTCTTCACGCCATTTTTGATCACGACCTGGTACATCTGACCAATGAATATTGAGTGGTACATAACTACTCTTCTTTTCAATGGCATCTTGCCACATCTTGTAGAATAGATTCATACCGTTTGGTGTAGAAACGATAAAAATCTTGGTAGATTTACCAGAAGAAATTACAGGGTAAACTGAGTTAAAGAACTCGGTCGCCATATTGGTTGGTACGAAAGCAAACTCGTCTAAGAATACTAGGTTGAAAGAACCTCCTCGAATAGCGCTTGATGATGTCGAAGCAGATATAACCTTAGAACCATTTTCTAATTCTACATTACCTTTATTCCATGTTACGATACCTTGTTGTAACCAGATAGGTAAGTTTTCATAAGCTAATTGATATTTGGCAAGAATATCACGTGCTAAAGAACCTTTATTGGCTAGAATAGCCACGTTCTGTGAATCTTGAAAAAGTGTGTGCCAAAGAAGATAACCCACTGTCGTAGTAGTTTTACCAACCTGACGAGGCATCTTCATGATAACAAAACGATTATCTCTAAACGTTGCTATCATCTTTCTCTGAAAGTCCCACATTTTAAATGGGATAAGACCTTCATCAACGTTTACAATCTTGATATATTTTTCAACAAAGTAAACAGCATCTTGTGAGCATTTGATATACTCAGCAATTTCTTCTTGTGTGAAGTTATATTTGACACCTACTCTTTTGAGTAGAGGGTTATCACGATAAGTTTCTTTATCACTCATTATCTATTGTTCTAATCTCATTCTTAATCATTTTAGAAAGTTCAGCAGTTGAACCTACAAATATAGCAGCCTTACCCACATTTAATTGTGCCTGATTTTTGGCACCAGTAATATCTTTCATTTGTTTTTGAAGATTGATTAGTTTTTCATTAACTTCAGCCACGTTTTTAATCATGGTGGCTGCCACTTCAAATGCTCTTGGATGTTCCGATTCTCTAGCAATCTCTAAAATATCATCAATAGCATTATTACCTTTGCTTACAATATCTCGAAGTGCTCTACGAGAAGCCTCATAATCTTTCATGAGATCATCTTGTAGAATCTTATCAACACCTTTAGGATCAAAAAGTTGTGGTTCTTCTTGAACTATAGGCAACTGTTCTATCTGTTTATTGATAGGTTCAGTATCAAATATATCGCTCATGTTTTCATCAAATTTAGACATATTATATTTACTGTATAAACCATGTATTTGCTTTAATATGTAATAATGTTACTATATTATGAGATGATACAATAAATGTAGGAGATGCCGTCGTATTACCTGCAGAATATAATGAAACTCCAGAATTAGCATTGATTGTTACGTTAGCATTTGAAAATGTTTGGGATACAATTTGAATTAATGTACCATTTGAAAATGCTACATTTGCGGTTGTTGGAATAAACACTGTTGTATCTTGAGAACCGTTATAGTAAATAAACTTACCAGCATCAGATAGAGTTAAGACATAACTTCCTGTTTGTGCATTTTGTGGAAAAACTTTAGCTGCCAAGTTTGCTTGTGCAAAAGCACTATTAGCAAATGAAGCTGCTGAATTAGCAGTTACAAAGGCACCATTAGCAAATGAAGATGCTGAACTAATATTCGTATTCTGAGTATTATCAATTGCTTGAGAAACGTTAGCTGCCGTAAAAGCTCCATTGGCAAATGATAAGGCCGAATTAGCTTGATTAAATGCTAAAGAACCTGTCTGATATGTTTCAGAAAAGTTAGCATTCATTTTTATAGCGGCATTTCGTAGGGTATCACCCGTACCGTCATTGGCTGTTGTACCATAATTAATATTTTGTTGTGACATTTTATTGGTCCTTAATAACTTTCATCCATTTTTATTGTTGTTTTATCCATAGTATTAGTAGAAGAATCAAAAGTAATTACATCTTCATTGTTTCCAATATCTGGATATACTTCAGTTCGTACCATATATGTATAATTACTGTTAGCGTTAGCTGTATATGGATCTGGTTTAACAGTAACCTGAGTAAGTAGTTGTGGAAGAATTTGATGCGATTGTATTACATACGCAGATCCAGTCTTAGCACCATACAAAGGTTGTGAAGCTACAAAATTTCCATTCAACTTATCAATTCTTAATTTATAAACACCGTTATTCCAAACCACAACTCTAGCGGTTGCCGTTGCAGTATCAAAAGAATAACCTTGATATACATATTCACCATCTTGATAATTACCAATTCCATTAGACTGCATGTCTAATTCTATTATTGATTGACCTAAAAGAGTATCATCATAAACATTAGTAATTGATGTTTTAATAATCTTAGGTTCAGAAACAGCACCATAAATGAAACCTTTAACAGTAAAGTTTAAAGTCCAAATGATACTTCTTGTTTCTTGTTCTCTATCACCTTCATATTTAACTTCATATTCTGTATCTTTTAATATGATAGGTATTTCTTTAACGACACCCAATTCTGGAATTAAATTTAATTTAAGTGTATAATCTGGTGTAAAGAATGGTAATATATGTTCGATAATTTGTGTACCATCTTCAATATTTCTAACATAAATGAATAATGAAAAATCAAAATCATAAGGCACAGGATTATATTGTGATAATACTGTATCTGCATTAGATGCCTTAGCAAAGTTTTTAATATTGGTTAATTGTTTTCTTGAAGCATCATATTTAATACCATTCAATTCAAACGACATCCTAGGTAAAGTCATTTGAACTTTTTTGTCAAGATATGGATCTTCTTGTATACGCATAACATATCGCTCTTTACTAGAATAAGCGATAGGCACTTTAACTCTCTCAGATTCAGATGCATCTGGATTGTAACGTGTTAAGGTAATGTCATTAAAAACATTACCAAAAGATGATACCATTTTTCTTATAATTCTATTATATGATGACATTTAAATGCTACCAAAAGGATTTTGTTCTGAGAAGTCAATAATTTGTTCGGCTTCTGTTTTAATAAGTTTGTTATCATAAACTTCACGTGCCAATGTAACATCTAAAGGATCGTATGACACAAGTCTAGTATTAGTATTAGATGACAGACCAATTACATTTGCATTTGCAACAAATTCACCTGCAATGTTTGTAACATATAATATATTAGTATTTGCGTTCCATGAAGAAACAGTAGCTATGACGTTTGCATTTGCATAATTGCTTCCTTGGTATACAATTTCTTTAGGCAAGTAATTATTACTAGAATTATTTTGCATCAATAAATTAATTGTGTATGCATCTTCAACTGATACAGCATCAATAGCATCAACACCTGTATCAATAAGTTCGTTAGAATATTTAAATTTCTCAAGTTGAAGTTCATAGAAGTATGGAACTTTACGACCTAATGTAAAGAAGTCTTTAGTCGCATCTGTGAATTTAATTTCATAAAGTTCACCTGTACCATATAAAAATGGAATCCAAATTAAATCACCTTCTCTAGGTCGTGTAAACGTATTTTGTGGCACACGTTGAGAGAAAGCACGTTTAGATAAAACGACTGAAACGTTGTTACGAATTTCAAGACCAAACTTAGAAAAGAATTCTTTATCACCAGTATATTCAAGTGCGGATGAAAGATACATCTCAAGTGGAAATGCAGAATCAAATCTTTTGAGTGGATCTTCACCATATAACAAATCTCTAGCTGCATCATTATTATTAGGTAAATAATATGCATCAAACCCCATGATTCTAATTGATTCTACAATTAAGTCTTCAAATAGGCGTTGTTCAGCTTGAGAGTTATAATTATTAAAATATACACTGGTTGCCACGTGTTATACCTTTTAGTTGAGGTAGAATTCTAAAACGCCACCAAAGTTATCTAGCATTTCTTTTTCTAATGTTTTAATTTCTGATTCTGCTTCTTCGTAAATTTTATCACCATTTAAATTGACACCACCAGGCAATTGCATACCACTAAACTTTTTAAGGTTATTACCCCAAGCACGTTTGATAAGTGCAGTACCGTATTCTTTTAACCAACGATCATTCCACATAGCCGTATATACATCTGGATTTAAAGCCGCATAACACTCAAGAACAACAACTGAACCAGCATTAACACCTACAGTTCCCCAATTCCAATCAATATATAAACGATTCATATGACGCTGATATCGAATAGGAACTTCACCAGTGAATAATAATTCTAGTGAACGAAGATGTTGCATCGTCATGGTGTAATTGATATATGACGCTGATGTAAAGTCATACAATTCATTAAGGCGTAATTGATATCTCAAGTCAAACATATTGACTGTAGATTGTGAATCAGTAATAGGGAATACTCGGGTGACACCTACAACTTGAAGTGAATTATTACTTTTGTCGACCACAACACTAGGGTCTAAGTTTATATAACGATTAGTTATATCTGTGTTGTCTAGAGCCTTAACATAATAGAATTTTTGAAGGCTGTCAAAATGGTAGTCGGTCCAATATTGAATCGCATCATCAATACGGTCTTCTACTTGGTCATCATCAACGTTGATTTCAATTACAGGAAAGCCTAATCTACGTAGGCAGTAATCTTTAAATGTGCTTCGGTTATTTACGGTAGCCATAATTATCCAGTTAAGTCGGTTATTATGGTCTATTTATGCTCAATTTTATTTGACTTTATTGGTCTGGAAACCGTTGAATAATTATATTCTATAAATTGTATAAGTATTTGTTGCTGTTTTTCTAAATCTAAAACATGCTGATATACCTGTAAGAACTGTTAAAGTTCCCATAGTAGTATTGCCGTTAGCGGCAATTGTAATTGTGCCTGATGCAGAATTGATAACATGCCAATCAAAACTTTCATCCACACCTAAAGATGGAGATATTGCTGCATCTATATTAGTGCCTGTAGGAACGGTAACTGTATAAGTTGTACCTGTAGTATTAAGAATGCCAGTTAATAATTCTGCACCCGTTAATGTTGCTGTAGTGGATTTAGATGTAGGTGTTGCTTGATATCTATAAAAAGTACCATCAACAGTTAAATCGGAATCTATTTTTGCGGTTCCGTAAATTCTTGTACCTGATTGTAATTTTGCCATTTAAAAAATTCCTGTAATTTCGTCTATAATGCCTTGAGTTTGAACTACACCTGTATTTAGCATTCTTAAAGGAATGCCAGGATTAGTCACCTCATCAAATTCTTCAGCGTAAAAAACAGTGTTTGCTACTTGTATTTTAGTTTGAGTAATTTCATCAAAATTTGATGTTTGTTGAACAAATAACGTGCCTGTGTTTGATATTCTGTAACCAAAATTTGGAAGATCAATTTCAGTATATACAATAAAAATAAAACCAGGACCACCATTCATACCACTACTTGCGCCACCAGCAGTACTCATTCCTCCACCACCACCACCAAAACCATATGAATAACTTGCAGGTGCTGCGGGTCCTACGGTCTCGTCTCTTTTACCACCATAACCACCGGCACCACCAATCGTATTCAATAAATCTATACCTTTAGCTGGACGTGCTGGTGTAGAACCGGTTGCCCCTACGGCACCAGCTCCAGTATTTTGTAAAGTGTCTGATATTCCAACTGGACCACCAGTTCCTAACCAACCATTACCGCCTGTTCCTCCAACTGCAGCTGAGGCATTACCACCATTAGAACCGCCACCGTTACCGCCACCACCGCCACCGGCTATATTGCCCAAAGTTGCCGAACCAAATCCATTACCACCATTGGCTCCGTTTCCAAACAAACCTGCAGCTCCACCACCACCACCTCCACCATAACCAGTTGAAGCTGCTGTGCCAAAAGCACCTGCACCACCTGTTCCGCCGGTAAAGCCAACAAACTCTGGATTTGAAGTTGGACTATAATCACCACCAGCACCTCCTGTTGAAGATTGAGCAACTCCTGCTGCATTTCCTCTTTTACCTCCAACGACTGTATAAGTAGATGCCCAACTAGTATTTCCTCCATCTATGTTTGGTCTAGCTGCTGTCGATGCTATTGAACATGAAATTACTGTTCCTGGACTAGAATTGAAATTAGTAATTACACCAAAACCACCACCACCGCCACCACCAGCAGCAGCTCTACTAGTTCCACTTACGGAATTATTTCCACCGGAACCGCCGCCTGCCATCATATAGATTTTATTATTAGAATTATTCCAATTAATAGGTGTTGTCCATGAAGTATTTGAAGAACCTAAAAGTTGTGCAACTTGCCTATTATTAGTTGATCGATCTATAAAAGCAATATTTTCATTGTTAAAAACATTTGTAGAATTTGCACCAGCATAAAAAATATAAGTATTTGAAGAATGTATATTTAAAAAAATATCTCGTATAGTTAAGTAATCAACATTCTCTGTTTTATTTGTTACCGATATTGATCTTGCTGTACCATTAGTGGTACTACCTACAACCACGTCATTAGTTGGACTGACTGGAACTAGTATAGGGGTAGAGCTAGTAGCATCAGCCGCAATGATATACGATACAACTATATCCCCAGCTTGAACTGCGGGGACTACACCTGTAATAGAACTTGCTACAAAAGATACTGATGAAGCGCCATTAACTTGTAAATAAAATGATGCCAATCCTCTAGCAGTGCCAGTAGTAGAGGTCATTCCCACTGTTATATCGGAAGGGGATGAATTATATATTTTATATTTAATATAGGATACATGTGTGGGGCCAGAAACTTCACCATCTTGAGCAGGACTAAATGAGCGTGTCGTAATTGACCCACCCCCAGTTTGTTGATATAACGCAAGAGCTACTAAAGGTGTTGTTCCTGACCCTGATGTTATTGTTTGATTTGCTGGACTTGTTAAAACCCCTGCATCTGCATAATTATTTAATGAATTTACTGTAACACTAGACGGTGTAGTATCAGGTCTAAATACTAAAATAATATTAGTAGTAACTAAGCTATGATTGTTTGCTAAATAAGCTGGAGTAGTTCCTGAAATTGAGCTATCAGGCGCAACTAAATAATTTATTCTATAACTCCCTACATCGGCGGCGGCTATGCTATATGAGCTATTACTTAAAATGTTTTGAAAACCAGAAACTGGAAGTGCCGATCCTGTAACAGACCACCTTTCTACTTTTTGATTTGCACCAAACTCA